CTCGACTTCGAGCATATGACTTAATCATACCAACAGATGCATACTCAGACAAACTGCCTGCATTGGAAGTGACGTGGTCACCAATGACGTGCATGTTGAATTGGTTTGGATTTGAATTTTCAACATCTCTATCGTTGAAATTAACGAATTGGGCATAGTCCCATTCGTCACTAGCTAATCCTCCTGTTGCACCAATACCATTGGTTACAATAGGGAGAAGATTAGGTTGTCCATTGTTTAGATCATCACGGTGCTGAGCATCCATGAAGACTTTGAAATCATGATACTTTGGTCGAGGTGTATCGACCATGGAATTCATCTTTTGGAAGGTGCCAAAGGCTCGCTTCCATGCTTGTTGAGTCACCCATGTGTCGGGAATGACTTCAACTTGTGCGTATCCATCTTGAAGTGTTTCGACTTCAAATGAATTAATGTAATAATATGAGCCTTGACGATAAAATCGACGGTTCATTACACTCAATGCTTGAGCGATATCTATGTATCCACCTGAGCGTCCCTCAGGGAATTGAAACACCAACCTCAGTTGAGTTGGTGTACTATGCTTGTATTTCTTAGCTGGGAGATTTGCGCCTGCCATGGTGTAATTTGTACACCACTAGTCTATGAACTTATGCGAACATGTTCGCTTGCTAAGCGCATAATTCAAAATAACTACCATTATGCGACATTCTGATGCGTGATTATGTACCAAGCCCAGAGGACTTTTGTCCATGTTGTAAAATGGCTACGATCTATGTCGTAGCAAACGAACGCCATTGCCTCATTGGATGCAATGTAACCTCATTGGAGGTGGCGTCATGATTTTAGTTCTGCAGGAAGCTAAACGTTGTACTGAAAGCCACCGCCAAATTGGCGAGTATATAATGACTTTCGGTCGATGGTGCCCACGGTGTCGTGCAGGACCCGACCGATGCTCTTGCCCGTGGTGGTGAAATATTGTGTCCCCTAAACAAGTAAAGAACGTGCTTTGTGACACGTGCAAATCGAGATTTGTATTCGATATTGCAACATGCTGGCCATGTTGGGTTACTGCAGCTATAAAATTCGATGAATCCTATGCTGAAGAATTGGAGGAGTTGGATGACAGATGAACAATGGGGGTTCACCTGCGACAATTGTATGTTCCGTCCCAGCAAAGACGATGCTGATGACTACATACGTGTACTTCGACGAGCCAACCCAGATTGGCGATATGCGAAGCGATCGTTCAACTTGCGTTATCCTGAACGATGTCGTGACTGTGAACGTAATAAAAAACGATATCAGCGTATGCGACGAAGACTTACCAAAGTTTACGATACGGCTGAGTCACTTGATGATTGGAAATATAGAAGACCGAAACTCATCACTTTCGCTCTTCCTTCCCTCTGGACTTTTGACCCAGATGGAGTGGACGAACTGAATCAGCTCCGTCAACTTTTACCTGCTGCTCGAAAGTTACTTCGAGATCAGGGAATTCTTGGTGGAGTTTATGTTCCCGAGATGACGACTCGGAGTTTCCAAGATATTGGTGGGATGGTGTACAAACATCATGCCCATATTCACATGGTTGCTATTGCACCATTCGTACACAAAACGAAACTAGCTGAGTTTTGTGAAACGTTGTTACCTCTTGGATTAGGTCGAATCAACTACGTAGCTCCAAGAGGTGCTGGATCTAAGAATCGAGTGGCTTCTTACATCTCAAAATATTTGACAAAGGAAGGAAGAGTTTGTGCTTCCTTTGGAATAATGCGTCAGTCTAACAACCAATCTACAACAGAGTAGATCGTGTATGCTGTTCTAACATATGGGATACTCATCATAATAGTTGGAATCACGTAATCCTTTACGAGATTTTCTTGATTTTGTCGTGCGACGGGAATTTGTGTCTTACTTGGATGAATCATTCCAGCATGTACCATCCATGCTTCCTTGTATGAATTCATCGTTATCACTTACGAGATTTGACAGAGCCAACTCTTCGTCCGTTGACGTACTTGTATTGAATTTTTGTTCCTTTACGGAACTTTCCGCCACTTGACTTCTTACGAAATGGCTTACCGTACGTCGTTTTCTTTTTTCCTTTTGTAGCTCTAGAAGAGCTGTATTTTTTTTGTGCCATATTCAACAAACTCCTTGTGCATATGTAAATCCTTGATTGAGCAGACCTGTTGAGTACAACAGGATCGTAACCACCATCATTTCGATGCGGTTCTGCTTCAATAATGTGAGAAGGCGGACGGGCATGGTAACGTTACCAATTGCGTCGAGGCACTGAGTAGTATCCACGTCCTCTAACCCGTCCATGATTAAACACGCTCCGCATACACGCCGTTGTATGTTCCCGAAGCGACATTGATAATGAGTCGGAATCCAGCAGGATATCCTTCACTTGATACACGGAGCAAACCGAATGGTACGCATGCTCCGGATACTTTGTGGGCTCGTCCTTGTGGCGATCCACTTGTGTACAAACGTTCGAGCGGAATAAGACCCGCTGTTGAACTCATACCCGGATAGAAATCACGATCGTATGGAGTTGTATCGTTCATGGTATCGAGATGTTCAGCAATCTCTTCCAAGGCATGAACTTCTGATGCTTGGAACAACAATGTCAATGGATCATCGTCATTGTTTGCAGGAACTTCTGGTTCTCCAGATGGAGATGGTAATACTCGACTTCGAGCATATGACTTAATCATACCAACAGATGCATACTCAGACAAACTGCCTGCATTGGAAGTGACGTGGTCACCAATGACGTGCATGTTGAATTGGTTTGGATTTGAATTTTCAA